TGAGGTCAAAATTAACAACCCAATCATAGCGTCCTGGTTTCGGTTCCTTGACATAAGCCCCTTCATACTTCTCGTTTTTGTCTGATCGTTTTGCTGGTGGTACAACAAGATTTTTATTCTTTAGAAAATTATATATGATAGTATCCCACATGCGTACTTGGAAATACACATCTCTTATGTTGACTTTAGCATCATATGCTAGAGCAACAGCAAGTTCTATCAACTTCATCTTATCTTCAAGACGAACTACCAGTTCCACGTCCTTGATGTTGTAATCAATGAACTTCTGCCAGTCCTTCGTGTAGAAATCTTTGAAGTTTTCAAACTCACTGTGGTCTAACTTCTTCTCTCCTAGTTCAACAAAGGCAATATGGTCTAACCTATATGATTCTTGATTGGTATAAGTAAACTTCTTATACAAGTCAAGATAGTCTACCACATTAATACCAAACATGTTGTATATAATCTGTTGGCGACCTTTGATCTCCATCTCTTCACGATGAACAATGCCCCATGGAGACATCTGCTTCATCTCCTTCTCACCAAACAACCGTTCCATACGTCCGCAGATATATGGTACGTCATACAGTTCTACATTCCACCCCGTGAGAATATCTGGGAAATTAGTAGTCCAATAGTGAAGAAAACCACGGAGCAAATGTTCCTCGCTGTCACATAAGATATATTCAACGTCCTTGCGATCCGTCCTATAAGGTTTGGTACCCCATACTTTGATCTTACGGCTGATATAGTCCTGGACTGTAATGCTGAGAAGAGGTTCCGCGCATTCCTGCACGTTAGGAAAGCCATTTTCACATGCCACCTCGATATCAAGAGATGTAACCTTAAGACTCTTAAGGTCATAGTCAACTTCTGCTGGAAACTCTTTTGATATGAATTGGTAGAGATATCTGTCATACCCATGCACCTCAAAATTGTCTATGTCTTTGTACTTGTCTCTAAATGCCCTAGCTTCTCTTATTGATTCAAACTTGATAGGCTTTGCGTATCTACCATCAAGTGTCCTATGTTTAGTCTTCTTATCAGTAACGACAAAAAGGGTCGGAGAGAACTTGAACTTTCTCTGGATACGTTGTCCGTTCTCGTATCCAAGATAAAGCAGGTTATCCCCGACCATCTGAACATTTGTATAGAAACTCATTCTTTAGTAACTAACTCGTACTTATTACGGATGGTTTCCGTAGGTTCTACTATTGTAGCAAGAGTTTCGGAATAAAGCAATACGTCTGTGTCAGTTGTCCAACTGGGCCATGGTTCTAGTGTACCATCATCCTTGATTAGGTACGGATGCTGTAGGTGGCAATTCGGTTCCTCCTCCAGTTGTTCCACTTGACTGATCAGGTGTATCCCCGACCTCAAGATCACTACCATCACTTCCATCTTCATCCTCCAATAATTTTTCTGCGTCAGCAAATAGCTGTTCCATATCAACGTCAGCATCCTTACCAGCAATCATATCTTCATGCCTTTGGAAGCTCTTATCATAGTTCTCTTCTTGTATAGCAGCGAGATACTGCTCAGTTATAGCATCCAGTGGATCATATGCTGTAAGAACATGATGACCTGGTAAATAGAAATCTCTATCCTTACTCAAAGGTGCCCATGGAAACCATGATACTTGATAACCCTTCTCTTGATTGATAACAATACCAGTATCATTAGACACAATATCCAATCTAAAAGGTTTATGTAAATGAAATCCTATAGGATCCTTAGTATCAGGATCAGTTATCTCCTTTACCTCAGTAATAACTTCCTCACCAGATTTTAATAATAAAAGTTTTACACTCATGCTACACTACCGCCCATCTTCTGTACATTAGTAATGTATGTATCACGAAGTGTTGGGACTGGTTCTAGTATGGTAACAACCATGTTATGATTGAGTGGGATTCTAGTCTCTGGTGTAAGAGGACACCATGGTGAGTAATTAACTCTTACTTCTGGATCTTCTACAATACCTGTACCATCCAATTGGGGTTGTTTATACTCAACCTTATAAGGATAGTTCATAATATATGCCTGACGAGCACCACTATCCTTATCTACAGCTTCCTGTAAATCGCAGATAACATTATCACCATTGAACATGATGACAACCTTTACTCTATCGCTATTGACTATGGCACCCTTAGTCTCTTTAGGAGTTACATTTATAGGTTCCTTCTTCTTGGCCATGCTTTTAGGTTAGTTAGTTAATATTATAATAGGGAGATCAACATTTGTCAATCCCCCTATGTATGTTAGATGTAGTCCTTACGTGTGTGATGATCAGGAACTATTTTTCCTAGTCGTACCACAAGTAATCCGTCGCTGAATTCAACCTCTCGTACTTCGGTATCATCTGAGATTGTCCAGACCCTATCGAAAGACCTGTTGGCCAATCCTTTATGTCTAAACGTTCCAGCATCCTCTGATTCTTCTTTCTTGCCTTGTACATGTAGTTTTCCAAACTCCGTATAGACGGATACTTCATCTTTCTTAAACCCCGCAAGGGCGACTTCAAGTCTCGATTCGACATTACTTACTTCAACTATATTATATGGTGGGTAGTTTGAAGAGGTCTCTACACCATCCCAAAATTTGTTGAGGTATTCATCCATCCCTATGCTGTTCCTGTGTATCCTTTCCATTAAATCTGGAAGGTTTGCAGCATGAAATCTTGCTAAGTTAGTCATCTTAGTAGCTCCTTAAATAAGCGAGTTTGTGTTGTGTGATCCCCGAAGGCAATCACTACTATTTAAACACAACTGCTCAAATAAGTCAGTGTTGAATACCGTCAAAACTGATTCGGTTAATCCTCTTTCTTCTTACCGATGTTATACTTACTCTCTAAAGTCCAATCACCCTTCTCTTTATAAGCGAGAACTTTGATCTGACTTAATGGTGCTACATCAGCAATAGTTTCCTTAGCGTTAATGAATACAAGACCCCAATCACTAAGCAATTGAACAATGCGATTTCTACGTTGAACATCATTCAAACTTAAGTTTGCTTTCTTACCATCGAGAGCAAACAATTCTTTAAAGTGTACTATAAAGTATCTACCCTGCTTGTGCAGTATATGACATGACTGATATAGTTTCTTTTCTTTTCTAGAAGCTACACCAATACGTGTCAATGTTTCTCTTACCTTAAGGAAGTCATCTGGTTCTTTCAAACCAACTTCCACCATACTGTCAGCAGTCCACTTAACCTCTTCTGAGACCGAGTTCATCTCTTTCCTCCCATGTCATGTTTATGTCGTAATGATTCAATTTGGGTTTTGGTGAGAAGAGTTAATGCGACCTTCGCTTTTTCGTTACTATATCCATAGTGTTTTTTGATCAGATCCAGATCTTCGATCTGTTCTTTCTTCAACCAAGGAGAAAACCTTTTCCGTTTTCTCAATGTATTTAGCAAGAAAGAGTATTGCATATCAGGATCAAGATGAGCATTTAGATTCATCTCATTAGAAAATAAAATGCTATCAATATTACCAGACAAACATCTATTAACGATATAAGCAGGGTAAGAAGATATCGCATCAGGGTCATCATGAGTGAGATCCTGCTTATTGTAATTGATTGAATTGAGCCAATCCTTAAGTTCATACTTCATTAGAAAGTCCTGATAGGTCCAACCACACCAGTCTCATTATTATTAATTCTATAGATCTGAGTACGACCAGTCTTCATCTGACAATGGACTTCACCACCTTGAATGATTGCAGACACAATACTCTGTCCACCGAAATTTGACAACACACCTTTACGTGTGTGATATAACTGTGCACTACCACTTGGCAGTACACGAACCCCCAAACTTCCCATAATTTGTTAATACTAATTCACGACGTTTTGTTTGATCCTTCATGTAGTCACCAGTGGATCGCATGGTGTAGGTATGAGCAAAGTCATACTGGCACCACTCAAGAAATCGCATAACGATATCAGGGTGGTTGTTATATGATATCATAACATTGCATAAGCAATTGTCCATGACATCAGCAAACTTAGCATGGTCGAAACCTTTATGCATATCACCTTTATGTCCATAAAGTGCATCCTTAATATCATAAGGGGGATCAGCATAGATGAATGTTAAGGTGTCATCTGAGGTAAGGGATTCATATGATCCATTTGTAATGCGCCAACGCTCAATGATCCCGCTGTATCCTGTGAGTTTGTCGATGCCACGCATGGAGAAGTTAGAATCTGAGGCTGAGGCTGAGAACGAGGAGCTCTCAGTAAGGCCACTGAAAGAACACTTATTAACGATATAAAAATAAATCGCTCTGTCCTTGTTATCGGTATCTCTTTCATTTAATTTCTCCTTTGCTTTGTTAAATAAAACTCTTGCCTTATCAGGGGTGTC